ACATGACAATCGTGGTCGAATAGAAAGGAGCAATTAGATATGGACGAATCAACTAGTACAATTGGCAGCTTTTTAAATGGTCGAGACACTATTTCAACCAAAGATGCCAAACTTTACATCACAATTGACGGTAAAGTAATTCCTTTGATTGAGGGAAATAAATTTACGGCCAAATTGGAAAAGAATAAGGAAGATGTTCAAACTCTAGGTAGTCGTTGGAAACATAAGAAAACAACTAGTGTTGAAGGAACTGGTACGTTAGGTGGCTATGTAATTAGTTCAGCGTGGTTGAAATATGCCTTACCTTATATTCAAGGTGGCAAGGATTTATACTTTGAAATTACGATGACTATTGAAGACCCAACGTCACGAGCAGGCAAGCAAACTATTCATTTAGGTGAAGTCAACTTGGATGATATTCCGATTGGTGATTTTGAAGCTGATGATGGAGTTATGGAATGGGAATCAGACTTTACCTTTGAAGAAGTAAGTTTAGTAACACCATTTACGGGGTTTGAAATTTAGGAGGAGTTTTATTTATGGCAGATATTAAAGATTTTTTGATGGCCAACGTTAATACTGAGGAACAAACAAAAGAGGTTAAATTTAGTAGATTTAAATCTCCTTTTGTAATCAAGGCGTTGACAGCCGAAAAGAATTCAGCATTACAAAAGCAAGCAACTAGACGTGTCCAAGATAGAAAGACTCGTCAAATGATTTCAGAAATGAATCAAGAAAAGTACGTTGATCTATTGATCGAGTCTAGTGTTGTATCTCCTGATTTGAGTTCAGAAGAATTGCAAAGATCATGGGGATGTTTAGCTGATCCGGCTGGTTTATTAAAGAAGATGCTATTAGCTGGAGAATATGCAGACCTTGCTGATCAGATTCAAGAGCTATCAGGATTTGATGCTGAAGATATTGATACGTTGGTAGATGAAGCAAAAAACTAACCAAGTCTGGTGGAAATGGAGATTTCAATTATTACTATTATTGTTTGAACGAATACCATTGGACACCAGAAGTTTGGATTAATTTTAATAACCGTGAAAAAGCACTGATCATTGCGGGAATTGATATGAGAAATGCAGAAGAGAAAAAACAACAAAAAGAAGCAGAAAGAAAAGCTAAGTCCAAATCACATCGATAGGAATTAGCTTTTTTATTTTTAGCTAGAAAGGAGGTTAAATATGGTAACTATTAGTGCATCTATTAAAATTTTTGATGGATTTACTGAACCATTAAATAAATTAAAAGATGGATTAGGTAAGAGTCAATCGGCATTTGGAAAGTTTAAAGATGCAATGAATGGTGGTAGTAATTCCTTTAATAGCTTGAATAAGTCAGCTACTCAAACTGGTGGATTATTTAAATCTGTTTTAGGTGGAACAGTGGTGGGAACTGGGATTACAAAAGGAATTGGTATGGCTACCAGAGGAATTCAATCCATGATGGGCGAACTAAATGAGGCAAGTACCTCCTGGCAAACCTTTGAGGGAAATATGAATATGCTTGGTAGGACGCCAGCACAAATAGCTTCTGCTAAGAAATCTATGCAGAGATATGCTCAAGCAACCATTTATTCAGCATCAGATATGTCACAGACGTATGCCCAGTTAGCGGCTGTTGGTACTAAAAATACTAGTAAGTTAGTTAAGGGATTTGGTGGATTGGCATCTGCTTCCCAGGATCCAGCTCAAGCAATGAAAACTTTGAGTCAACAAGCTACACAAGCAGCTGCAAAACCGAATATTCAATGGCAAGATTTTAAACTTATGCTAGAACAGACTCCAGCTGGTATGGCGGCAGTAGCTAAAACCATGGCAATGTCTACTAAAGATTTGGTAACCAAGGTTCAAGACGGAACGGTGGCTACAAAAGATTTTTTCGATGCAATTGCTAAAACTGGTACAAATGCTAACTTTACTAAAATGGCAACCCAATATAAAACAGTCGGACAAGCAATGGATGGTTTGAAAGAAACGTTGGCTAATAATTTACAACCGGCATTTGATAAAGTAAGTAAAGTCGGTATTAAATGGATTAGTGATTTAACGGATAACATAGGCAACGTTGATTTTTCGGTTATGGCAGATAAAGCCTTAAATGTCATAAATATTATTAGTAAATCATCGGGACAAATGTTTAATGGGTTTAAAAATAGTGGTGCTATTCAATCAGTTCAAAATATGTTTGGAGTACTTCGTGATTCGGTAACTAAGATTTTCAGCAAAATGTCTGGAAAAGGAAAAAATCCGTTCGAAAGTATAGGAAAGATAGCAGGTGGTGCGATAAAAGGTGCCGCAGATGCCTTTAGTACGATTGCAGATGCGGTTGCAAAATTAGATCCCGGTACCATTAAGGCAATTGGAGCAGCATTTTTGATCATGAAGACAGGTCTTAAAGGAATCACCTTTGCTGGAATTGTTGCTGGTTTAAATGCAATTTCCAAAATGAATGCTGGTCAAATACAAGCAGTAGCGGTTGCTATAGGGGTACTCGCTGTTTCGATTAAAGCTATAAAAACAGCAATGACTGTAGCTAAAGGAATTAGTGCTTTTAAAGATGCCTTTTCAAGTTTTAAATCTCCTAAAATTCCAAAAACGCCAAAAACTCCCGACTTACCTCAAACACCAAAAACTGGTGGGATTCTTCAATCAGCAGGTGCATACATGAAATTGGGTGCAGCTTTGATGTTTGTTGGTGCAGGAGTTGCATTAGCAGGTGGAGGAATGATGTTAATGGCAATGGCTACTCAAAAGATTTCATCAGGTGGTGGAAAATCTATTGCCGTATTCTTTGGAATGTTTGCAGCCATTGCATTATTACTTGGTGTTGTTAAATTACTTGGTCCAACTTTTGTTGCCAGTGCGACTGGATTTCTAATCTTTTCAGCGGCACTTTTAGCTATTGGCGTTGCTATATTTATAGCTACTGCAGGTATTTCACTTCTAGCGACTCAACTTCCATTGATCTCACAATATGGAACTAGTGCAGCAGTTGGCTTGTTAGCATTAGCTGGAGCAATTGCAGTATTTGGCGTTGCTTCTATTGTGGGAGCCATTGGCGTGTTAGCTTTGGGAGCGGCTATTGCTGTTCTTGGAGTTGGTTTTATTGTTGGTGCGGTTGGAGCAATTTTATTTGGTGCGGCATTGTTAGTTATCGGTGTAGGTGCCATGGTTGCAGCAGTTGGAACTTTATTATTGGGTGCAGGACTTGTACTAGTTGCAACCATGTCGATGCTTGCCTCAGTTGGACTATTATTAATGTCTGTTGCATTAGTTATGATTGCAGCAGTTGCACTAGTTGCTGGTGTCGGAATGATGGTCTTTTCTGTTGCATTAATGATGGCGGCACCAATGATGATGATTGCAGCAGTGGGTGCTTTACTCTTAGGCGTTGCCACGATTGTTCTTGGAGCTGGATTATTGGTTGTAGGAGCGGCACTTATGGTTGTAGCTTCAGGATTAACCATGGTTTCTGCTGCAGTTATCATGTTGGCAACAGCTTTTATTATGGCTGGAACGATGATGGTATCAGCAATTACCAGTGCTATGTCGAATGTAGTTAGTGCAGTGTCAAATGGAATTAGTAATGCGGTTAATGCTGCTAAGTCATTTGGTAATGCTTTAGTTAGTGTAGGTAAAGATTTGATTCAAGGATTAGTAAATGGTATTAAATCGATGATTAATTCAGCAGTTGGTGCTGTGAAGAGTGTTGCTGGAAAAGTTGTAGATGCTGCCAAATCAATACTTCATATCGGTTCCCCATCGAAATTATTTAATCAATATGGACGTTGGGTTGACCAAGGCCTGATCAATGGACTTAATAGAGATTCAGGAAGTGCTGCAAGTGCTTCTGCCAACATGGCTCAAGGTGTTGTAAATGCTGCTTCTAATATGAATCCTCAATTGGGACCTATGACTATGGGCGGATTGATTGGAAATAATCCTGGTGATATGTTGGCAAATGGTTTTCAAAGAGCCCTAAGCGTTTTGGATACTTTAATGTCAAGATTTAGCGGTATTAATGGTTCAAATCTTGGAATCAACAGTACTGTTCATAGTGAGAATGTTTCAGATGATAGTGATGGATATCATTCTGATATTGGATTTGGAATGGGTGGATTTACGGCTGATAATTCATCCTCTAGTAATCAAAACACAATTACATTTGCGCCAGGTTCCATTCAAATTAACAGCACTGGAAATGCTAATTATGATGCAGAAACATTGGTAGCAAAGATAGAAGAATATTTAATTAATAGAAATAATGCATCGTTGAGTT